AGATGATGAATAAACCTCGGTTTCAAATTGTTGAAAACATAAATGATGATGATTTGTTGTCGATTTTTAATGATGACACTGTAGTTTATGTAAAACCTGGTGTTTATGCAATGTCTGATAGAAAGCTAGAATCTTTAATAAACATCTCAAAAATACAAAAGTATTATCAATGTAATCCTGTTAGGTTTATTGATGATTTTTTTAATATTACACTTCTTGATGCGCAGGCTTATATTGTTGCAAGAACTTGGAATTGTCCAAATGTAATGGTGCTTGCAAGTCGTGCATTTGGTAAAAGTACTGTTATTGACTTGATGCTTATGGCGAAAGACATGCTATTCTGCAATGTTTGGTCTTATATAGCATCAGGTTCAGGTAGCCAAGCAGAGCAGACATTTATTACGCTTGAACGCATAGCAAATGACGGCATTGATGAAATGAGAAATTCTACAGGTTATATATTTAAAAATGAAGTTGAAATTAATAATGCTGCTGGTGATGGATTTAGTCACGGCAACAATGGTTTTAGGTATAGTTTGTATAATGGCTCTTTTACTCAGACGCTAAACTCTAATATTGATAAAAAAAGAGGTATGCGTGGCAATGTTATTTTTGATGAGTGTGGTTTCTTGTCAGAAGAAATGCTTGAAGTTTATGGCGCATTCGCTGCTGTTAACAAAGGCTTCGCATCTGGTAAAGATAGAAATGGTAAAATGATTGACCCAATTAGATTGCGTACTTTTGCTACCAACATACCGAATCAGAAATTTTATATTAGTTCTGCGTCAAGCACAGATACTAAATTTTATAGGTTGTATAGAGAATTTGCAAAACGCCAATTAATGGGAGATAGAGATTATTGTGTTGTACAAGTTAGTTGTGACATAGTATTAAAGCCCACCATTCATGGCGAAGTGGTTAATGCTCTTTTAAAAAAGAGTGATATAGAAACTGCGGTTAGGACAAACCCAGAGAAGGCAAGAAGAGAATATTATTGTGAATTTACTTCCGATGCAGGTAACGAGGCAATTATTAGACGTGGTGTTATAACTAGAAATAGTGAGACAAGAGTGCCGCTTTTATATAATGACACAAACAAGAAAAAATTTGTTATTTGTTACGACCCTGCTAGAAGTAGAGATAATAGTATTATTACTGTTATGGAAATTTATCAAGACGATGACGGTGAATATAGGGGCAGGATTGTAAATTGTATAAATATGATTGACATTAGTAATAAACGACGTGCCCCTATGCAAACTCCAGATCAGGTTGATTATTTAAGACAGGTTATATTGGATTATAATGGCAGTGCTCTTGGCTATAGCAATATTGAAGCTGTTTTAATTGATGCTGGTGCTGGTGGTGCAGGTAAGTTTATTGCAGACATGTTGATGCAAGATTGGACAGACTCAAAAGGAAAAACTCATCGTGGATTAATTGATAAAGAATTAGATAGACAGCTTGCAACAGGATATACAAAAAAATATCCAAATGCGGTTGATAAGGTTAAACTTATTGAGCCTAGTAAGTTTAAGTCTATTATGTATGAATGTGCAATCGAAGTAACAAATAGTAATCTTGTTGATTTTACTGCAGAATATGATAATAAGGGATATTTAACTATATTTCAAACAGATGATGCAGAAACGGCGAAGATAAAGAAAGAAATAGAAGAGAGACTAAAAAAAGAAAAAATATCTGATGAAGAATTTGCTATTCGATTAAAAGAAGAGTTAAAGAAATCAGCAGTTGTTAAAACTAAAATGGTAAAGCTTGACCCATATCAAGAGATTGCTTTAGCAAATATTGATGCTCTAAAAGAAGAGCTTGTTAATATGAGACGTATTAAGCGTGATTCTGGAAAAGACTCATTTGAGCTAATTCCAGAAAAAGAAGGAAAGCTTCATGATGACCGTGCTTACACTTACATTATGTGTTGCTATCATCTTCATGAAAAGCGTATGTCAAACATTAGAAGCAAAAAGAAATCAAATAACTTAGATGTCGTAAACATGCTCCCTGTTACAAAGGGAAAAGAATTAGATAAATTTTTTGGTTAGAAGGGAGGTAAATGCTGATGCCTGAAAGAACCACAAAAGAAAAAATTGAATATTTGTCTAAATTAGAGCAACAGCGAGAGGCGTTTGATGCATTAAAGGGCGCTTTGCAGTTGATTAATCTTGAAAAGAATAAAAACATGACTTCAAGTACATATAGCAAAGAAAATTTAAGATCATATCTAAAGGCCCCTTCTACCGAAACAAACCAAAAAAACCTTAGAAAACTGAGTGATTTCTTATATAACATTTCTCATGTTTATAAAAGAATGGTTAAATATAAGGCCGAGCAGATTACTTGTAAGTCATGGGTGGCATATCCTTTGCTTAGTATATCAGAAGAAAATGATATAGAGGCAATTAAGCAAGACTATGAAAATGTTTGTCGCATTGTTACAAACATGCATATGGAGGCTCAAATATTAAAATTGATGCTAAGAGCATGGAGACATGACGTTGTATATGGATATGTATATGGAGACCCAAGTGGAGATGAAGGATTTTATATCCATCCACTAGACCCAGACTATTGCCGTATTTACGGGGCAGATTTTCATAGTGGTGTTCTACATGTAGCTTATGACATGAGCTATTTTAGAACATATCCAGATGATTTAGAGTATTTTGACAAGGAATTCCAGAAGCTGTATAGGCAATATGAAAGTGATAACATCAAGTGGAAAGAACTTCCAGTTGAAAAGGCTTTTGGATGGAAAATTAATATTGACAATTTAGATTACCCAATTGTTCCTTTTAGTGGATTATTGGAGGAAATTATCAACTTAGAAGATATGCAGGCAGTCCAAAATGTTGTAGATGAGCTTGGAGCCTATAAGATGATTTGGGCAAAGATTCCTACTATTAGCGGATCTAAAGATGTTGATGATTTTGCAATTGACTTAAATCTAGCAAATGAGTTCTTTAAAAAACTAGTGGCTGCAGCTCCAGATGGAGTTAATTTTGCGCTATCTCCAATGGATTTAGATGTTATTGATTTTAATACTAATTCCGCAGCTGAGGAGACAAACACCTTAAATAAGGCTTATCAGAACTTAATTGAGACAAATGGTAGCATTGTTTTGAATTCTAATAGAATTACTCATAGCGAAGCTTTTAAGAAAGCAATGATGGTTGAGTGTATTGATGCAATGAGACCAATTGAGCAAATTAATGCATGGATAAACCTATATTTAAAAAACAATCATGGAATTGAAAACTTTATAGTTGAATTTAGTGATGTCAGTCCTTATTTTGTTGAAGACAGAATTAAAACCTTAAAAGAAGCAGGCCAGTATGGTATGCCTGTTAAGTTAGAGTATGCTTCTTTGTTGAATGTTACACCAATGAAGGAACGTGGTATGGCATTTATGGAGACTGCGCTTGGACTTGGCGTTACGGACTGGATAAGCCCATTAGTAAGTTCCAACACACAAAATGGTGATCTAGAAAATGGTGATGGCTCAGATGGTGCGCCTGTAAAAGATGATACAGACATCTCTTCTGACGGTGTTGCAACTAGAGACAAAAAGTAACATACAAGGGTGATATAAATGAACAAGAAATTTATTATTGTTAATGACAAGTCAACTGCTGATAAATTAATTGCGGCTGGCTTTATTTTATTGTCTCAAATTGGAGGCACATATACATTTCAGAATGACCAAAAAAAGCTCAATTTCGCAGGCGTGGAAAAGGGTAAAATGGTTTATTCAAATGTTCTAAGTTTATAATCTCTCATATTGGGAGTTTGTAATAATCCTTGAAAGAAAGGAGGACGAATATGGCTAAGAAAATTATGACACTTGATAACTTATATAAGTTTTTTGTTGAACAAAATGTATCTTGTAATTTCAGTTCCAAAGACGCTGGCAAACCAATTGTTGTTACAACTAATGGACTTTTTGCAAAAGAGCAAAATGATGATATGCCAGGGATGTTAAAGCTTAAATTAAAGAATTGTCATATAGACACCAATAGAAATGGTTCAAACATTTCTAAGGAAAACATGGAAAAAGCAATGCCAACACTGAAGTATCGACCAATTCTTGCATATATTCATGAGTTGCCAGATGGTACAAAGGATTTTTATGCCCATAATATGGAGCTGGTTGAAGACAAAGATGGTGAAGCACAGATTGTTTATTTAGAAAAACAGGTTGGCTGTTTTACCGCAGATGACCCATGGCTTGAGTACGATGAAGATATGGACAAAACATATGTTATGGCATATGCAGTTATCCCTGAAGATTATACAGATGCAGCAGACATCATTCGTAGAAAGAATGGTACTAAAGTTAGTACAGAGCTTGTAATCAATGAGCTTTCGTATAATGCAAAAGAAAAATATCTTGACCTTATTGACTTTTATTTTGGTGGAACTACCTTACTTGGTTCCGACGAAGATGGTAATGAAATTGGTGAAGGTATGCTTGGTTCAAGAGCAGACATTTCTGACTTCTGTCACAAAGAGCCTGTATTTGTATATCAAGACAAATTGATTGAAGTTTTAGATAAGCTAAATGTTACCTTATCTAACTTTAATATAAAACAATCTGAAGAGGAAGGAGGAGACGAAGAGATGAACAAGTTTGAGGAGCTTTTAGCACAATACAATAAGACTACTGAGGATATTACTTTCGAAGTAGAGGGTCTTACTGATGAAGAGCTAGAGGCAAAATTCAAGGAGGCTTTCGAGGAAACTGAAGAAGTTGAAACCGAAGAGGTTGAGACAGAGGAAGTTGAAGTTGTTGCCGAGGAAGAGGAAACTGTAATTGAGAATTCTTCCGAATCTGATGATGGTGACGAAACCCCAGCAGAAGAGAAGTTTACTAAGACCTTCTCTGTTGAACTATCCCATGATGACATTCGCTATGCATTATATAATTTAATTGGTATTTATGAAGAAGCAGATAATGAGTGGTATGGAATTTATGAAGTTTATAACTCTTATTTCATTATGCAGGGTTGGTGTAATGGAAAGTTCTACAAGCAGGGATATTCTGTTGATGGTGAAGATGTTTCTTTAAGTGGCGAAAGACAAGAAGTATTTATGATGCTACTTACTGAGAGTGAGAAGCTTGAAATTGAGGATATGAGAAGTAATTATTCTGCACTAAAAGAATTTAAGGATAATTATGATGCCAATCAAATTCAGACTCAAAAAAATGAAGTGCTATCTCGTGAAGAATATGCTGAAATTGTTGAGACTGATGAATTTAAGGCTCTAGTGTCTGATATGGACAAGTATTCTGTTAATGAACTTGAGGTTAAGTGCGACTTGTTATTCGCTGCGCACGAAAAAGCAAAGCATAAGAACTTTGCTGCACAAAATGGCGGAGAAAAGAAAACCGCTATGGTATTTAGCGTCTCTACTGTTGATGAGACAAACAAGAAGCCCTATGGGGATTTATTTTGATTAAAAATTTATAAGGAGGAAATAAATTATGGCACAGGATTTAATGAATAGACACTGGGTAGCCGAGATCTCTCGTGTTGCCGCTGTTTATGGCACTGGACACATTCTATCTGGTGAGATGGACAAAGATCGTGATAATGGCGAGTTAGTCGCTATTGGTGATTACAAAGAGGGCGAGTACTACACTGTTGGTGCTTTCTCTGGTGAGTTTAAGGCGAAGGTAATTGAAATTGTTTACAACATGAACCAAACTATGGTTCGTTTTGAGATGCAGGAAGATTGTGACGCTTATTTTGTACACAATCCTGAGTTAATGCAGAATGACTTCCTAAAGATTTATCAGGAGACTTTTAACTATTACAATGAAGCTGGCTCTCGTGCAAGAATGTATCCTATGGTTAAGCATGACGTTTTCACTGTTTCTGTTGACGCTTTTGGCGGTCAGGTTCCTGCTATTGGCGCTGATGTAACTTGGTCTGAAGACGCTGGCTACACTGCAGCTTAATTGTAATATAACGAAAGGAGGAAATATTAATTATGGCTAATTTTATGAAATTTGATCACACTGTAAGAAGTGCTTTTAATGATGATGCAACTCAGTTTGCTAATTTCCAGGCACTACTAGTTGACGCTGCTCGTAAGCAGGTTAAAGAATATTCCGCTCAGGAAGCTAATGATAAGATTGTTGAGAAGTTCAAGGCCGCTCTAGGTATTGAAGATGGTGATCGTGCCCCTCAGATTAGAAGAGCTATTCGTGCTAATCAGTCTCTAGTTTTCACTATCATTGAGGAAACCGTTGAGGAAATGATTATCACTGGTTGGATGAGCAATCCTTTCTTTATGGAGTATGTTGACACCAAGAACCTAGCTCTGGGTGATACCAACGACTTCTATGTTGGTGACGACTCCATTCTAAGCGTATCTAAGGTTTCTGGCAACCATCACAACATGATTCGTCAGAGACTAGGCGCTGGCCGTCACTTTGCTGTTACCACTGAGTGGTTCGGCTTAAAGATCTACAGCGACTTTGAAAGAGTTCTAACTGGCGCTGAGGACTGGGCAAGCTTCGTTATGAAGGTTTCCGAGGCCGTCAACCGTTATCTATATGATGCTCTATATGCTTCTCTAAGAGGTGCAAAGGACAATCTAGGCGCTAACTGGGTTAAGTCTGGTGCTCTAGATACTGCTAACAAGGCCACTCTAGTTAAGCTATGCCAGGACATTTCTATGGCTACTGGTTCTGAGGTTACCATTTTTGGTGCTCGTTCCGCTCTATCTTCTCTAAGTGCTATGGCTGATGTAAACTGGGCTCCTGAGAGCGTTAAGCAGGAGTACTATAGCAATGGTGGTGTTCTAGGTAACTGGGAAGGCTTCAAGGTTGCTGAGATTGGTCAGGGTCTAAAGCGTGGCGCTTCTATCAACAGCGCTTCTGTCGAGTACATGCTAGACACTGACAGACTATACATCATTCCTACCGACGTTGCTAACAAGTTTATTAAGGTTGTTAACGAGGGTGACACTCAGATTTCTCAGGTTACCGACAAGGACACCAACAGAGACATGAGCTACGAATACGAGATGCTCTTCAAGATGGGTATCGCTGTTATTCTAAACACAGTCTTTGGCGTTTGGGAAATCATCTAATTTAATTATACAAGGATATAAAAGGAGAAATTTATTATGGGAAACACAAAAAAGGCAACAGTTGTTGATGATGAAGTTATGGATGAGTTAATTGAAAAAGTTCAGGAAGCTCCAAAGCCTAAGAAGGTAAATAAGCCTAAGCATGACCCAAGTGAACTAATTCCATGTAGAAGTGTTCGTTTTGGGGAACTTAGATTGATTGGCCCAAAGACTCGTATGCCTTATAGCTGGGCAAATGAAGGAGACTATAGAGATGTTGAGTATCAAGATCTTGTGTCTTGGAAAGCGCTACATTCTCCTTATTTGTATGAGCCAATGATTATCATTGAAGATGAGGATATTCGTGAAGAGTGGAAAGCAGACCTTGGCAAGCTTTATGATGAGCTTGAGGAAGTTGATTTGAAGGCAATGTTTAAGCTGCCTTTGAGACAATTTGTATCTCAGTTAAAGAGACTCCCAGATGGAATGAAGACAACTGTTCAAAACATGGCATATTCAGGCATTAAGGATGGCTCTCTTTATGACCTAAGAATTATTAAGGCAATGGATGAGCATCTTGGCACAGAATTAATGATGATGATTCAGTAAAACGGAGGTGACCATTTATGGCAACTCCATATGAAAAAATTTATGA